GCGACGGACTTGCGGCCGATCAGCGAGGTGAAGGGAGTCTCTTCCGGCGTGATCATATAGATCTTGTCGGCGAGCTCTTCCCTGTTACCTACGGCGTCGTAGGTCTCAAAGGTATTGGCAACCTGTGCCATTGAAGTGCTCCGTTAAAGGTTGAGGTCCATGAGAGCCGCAACGCCAGCGTCGAATGACCCTGACTTGCGGAGGTTCTCAGCCCTCTGCTGTGCTTCGCGGGAGGTTTTGGCCTTCGGGTCCATGCGCCGAGATCCAGAGATCATCTGGGGCTTTTTCTCGACTTCCTGCTTGACCTGAGGCGCCTTGTTCAGCGCCTTATGAAACTTCACCAGGTCACGCATGGCGACATAGAAGCGGTGATCCAGGGTTTCCTCGATTTCAGTCTTGGAAAACCCGTACTTCGAAGCCATGGTTTCGACGGCATCGTTCCAGAAGTTCTGGTAAACATTCCTGTCCTTGAACTCTGGAATTGCCTCCAGCAAACGCTTGGATTCCTCCTGGCGAAGCTGGTTGGTGGCCTCGGCTTGCTGTTCCTCGGTCAGGCGCGAATTGGCCTGCTGCTGGTAGGCAAGCTGGTTGAACACCGACATTCGCTCGTCATAATCCGCCTTGGCCTGCATATATTGCAAAGGGTCGGATTGCAGCAGTTCCCGAGAGGGAGGCTGCGGAATGAACTTCTGAGCGGCCGAAAGGATAAAGTCCCGCTGTTGAGCGAGTGACTGAGCGTGTTGATCCAGTTGCGACTTTTGCTGAGCGAAAGCATCACGCTCTGTCTTCAGTTCGGTCGTTTTCCTGGTGTAATCGCGCTGGAAGAGGTTGTTGCGCTTCAACTCCGCGATGGTGATCACGGACCCATCGTCGAGCGTTACCTTGGCCGAATCCGGCGCAAAGCGTCCGCCCTTGAGGGGTTCGGAGCCGTCTGGGTCTTCAGCGTCTTCCGCTGCGTCGGCATCAACCGTTTCTGGCTCTGCCTGGTCTTTGGCCTCAACCGTGTCTTGGGGGTCCGTTTCCGGGTCTTCGATCAGGTTGCTGATGGCGTCCGCGCCTTCGTTGAACGAAAGCGCGCTGTCCTCGGCGGTCCCTTGCGGGAGGTCGCTCTCTGGCATGTCTGATTTTCCTCGTGGATATTAGGCGAAGGTTCCTGCGGAGTTCGCCGTGGTCGTCCTCGCTGCTGATTGCAGCTTGGAACGAATGTCTTCGATCGCTTGCACCCTCTGCTGAAGGCGAAGGACCGCTGTGATGTCGTCTGCCTGGACGTTGGCGAGGTCGTTCAAAGCCTCAAGCCTGATTTCGTCCATGGCCAGTGCTAGTGTTGCGTCGTCAAGGAGCCGCTGGGCTTCCTTGGGGATGATGCTACTTGTCACGGATGGCGTAGGTGACGTTGTTGGTGAAGGCGGTGCAGTTCAATCGAATGGGAATGCCGCCAGATTCCACCGTCAATTGCGTGGAAGCCGTATAGCTGTTGATCGCACGCCAGTTGGTGCCATCAAGCTGCCATTCAACGGCAACCGTAGCCGTGCCAGCAAAGGTCAGATCTATGTAGACTTTGCCACTGGTAACGGCGGCGCTCTGGCCAGTCCCGGTGAATGTGCCTGTCACGATTGCCATGGTTGGCTCCTAGGTGGTCATTGCCTGCATTTGCGCAGCCGTGAATGTCAGATTGGCGCCCATGGCGAAGCGTTCGGTCCAGCCGCATAGCGGTAACGTCGCAGCGCCATTGTTGGAGAGCACGAAGTGTGTTGCCGAAGGCGAAAGAGAACCACCAGTGCGCGTGTAGACAGTACCGCCGTTGACGCAGAGCGCCATGTTGCCGGCAGTATCCAGCCACGCAACAACCTTGTTGACGTTCTCACCCGTACGCCACTCGCCACCGGTCGAGTTGAGGTTGACGTTAGCTGCAAAGGTGACGTTATTTCCAGCAATGAGCTGGCAGTTCGTTACGCCGTCCGAGACCCACAGACCACCGGCATTGGGAACATAATTATACCCTTGCCAATAGACAGCGTAGGCGCCCTTGATGATCGAGGACAGCGGGCCCGCATCGGTGTTGAGCGCCCATGGAGTTTCATGGAAGAGCGAGCCGAAAGAGGATGACGTGATCGTGACGAAGTGGTTATAGCCAATGTCCAGGCCACCTACCTGACCGTGGGCATTGGCGAAGTCCACATCAATCACATCACCCGACGTGGCAATGTTGATGGCGAAGGTCGGGTTGGTGACGAGTGCGGCTGAGATGAACGGCTTGTAGGACGAAGTGAGCGACGACGTGATGTCGGTGATGGCGACACCATCGATGGAGATCGTGACCTGGCCTGTGCCGGACACGCGCTTGATCATCGGTTCGAAGACGCGTTGCGAGGATGCGACCGTGACTGCCTGCGTACAGGTGGCAGCATTTGCCGTCGCCGTCAGTCTGGTGGCAGCGTTAGCCGTCCCGTCAGCACCCGTTGCTGTCTTCGATGCCGTCATGTTGGTCTTGGTCCAGACGGCATTCGTGAGATCACGATTCCACAGACCGACCATGCCTGTATTGGCGAATGACGGCGTGCCCTTGGTCGAGCGCCGCATGCCGGCCGCTGCCGTCGAGACAAGGGCTCCGGTAGCATCAGGAATAAACGCCGCCTGCGAAACGCCGCTATCGCGAAAGAACCGGCCGTCGTTGTTGTTGTTGCCGTAGGGCTGAATGCCGCCTTTTGCGGTACCGGCAACGAAGTTGATGTCGTAGGGGAAATCCGCAATGGTTCCCGTCAGACCAAACGTCCCCGTCATCGGGCTGTAGATCGGGCTTCTGACGGGTGAGTGGATGGGCGAGCGGTACAGCATTATTTGGCCGTCGCCTTCTGCTTTGCCGTGTCGCGCTTTACCTGGTTATTCTGCTCATTCGTGTGGGCGGTGAGCATTGCTGTCTCGCGATGCATCTGCCGCTGCGCATCGAGCTTCATCATCTCGATTTGCATCTGATGCTCACGATCGAGCTGCTTCTGGCGCGAGTCCTCGGATAGCTTGGCATACTCAAGCTGCTGCTTTTGCGCATCGGTCTCGGCATTCTTCTGCATCTCGGCCATCTTCACCTGAAGATCGGCCTGCATCTGCGCCTGTTCTTTCTGAACAGCGGCCTGAGCCTTCTCCTGCTCAAGCTGAGACGACATCTGCATCTTGGCCTGCTCAAGCTGCATTTGAGCCTGGACCTTGGCCTGTTCCAATTGCAGCGCCGGATCGACCTTCGGCTGCGCGGCCTGCTCTTTCATCTGTGCAAGCTTGCTCTCATCGATCTGGATATAGAACTCGTCCGGGTTTCTAATGCCTGACGATTCAGCCAGCTTCGTCGCCGTCTTGATGATCTTGGGAAGCATGTCCAGGGCATCGTTGGCGAAACCAGTTTGAGCCAGTTGCCCAGTCAACATCGTCTGCGTGGTCAGGATGTTGTTCAACATCGCCATGTCGCGGTCACGCGAGCCCGTTCCCAGGCCAACGTTGATCGTGACATCCATGTTGGTGTTCCAGAAGCGCGGGTCCATATCGACCCACTTGTCGCGGATGCGAATGGTCCTTGGGCGGTCCTGGTGTTTCACAAGGAGGCGAAGGACCATCTTGAACACGCGCTTCCAGCCCAATTCGGCCATGTTGCGCGCGATCAATTCAACCTGGGAGTAAGATGCATCCTTCTGATTCTGGTTGGCCGTTGCGGACTGGTTCTGAAGCGTCTCGGGGTCGAGAGCCATGGTGGAGCGGGAAACGCCAGTGCGCTTCTCTGTCACCTGGTCGAAATGCTCCAGACCCATCAGGGCCTTGTCGCCGATGAACGGAATGGCAAGCGGTGTCGGCGGGACTTGCGTGCCCTTCTTCAGCCAAACCGTCCCGCCAAACACGGGCGCCTTCATCATTTCAGGATTGAGAACGCTACCGTCCTCTGCCCATGTCAGTGGGTTGTTCACCCAATAGAGGTTGTCCAGGAACTGACGCGTCAGCACCGTCTTGACGCGCTGCGTATCCATCGTCTCATCGGCAACGGACCGTGCATCCCAACGATGAGGAACGGGCTCACAGGGAATATCCGAGAACGGAACATCATCGTCCCAGACTTCCCAATCGAGCAATTGCCCCGAACCACCAGAGCCCGCATAAAACGCTCGGATGGTCTCAGCTATGCCATCCCCATCGACATCGACCTTCAGGTAGCACTCATACAGCTCGATGAGCTGCATTGCCTTATCCTGGGTGTCCGATGTGACATCGAAGTTCGGATCACGCGCCTGGCGCTCTTCCTGAAGCCCTGAATGACGATAGGCTGGGAGTTCATCGACAACCGATTGGTCAAAGCCCATCTCGATGAGATCGGAACGAGTGACCTCATCCCTATGGGCCGTGAACCGCGCATCCTCGATGTCGATCGAATCGCGATCCTTGAGGAAATCCTCTCCCGCGATACACTCGATCCTGAGGCGCCCTGCCCGCGTGACACGCTTCATCTTCACGTCGAATACGGGGATTTGCTGCTCGACCATCTGCCCCGTGGCAGGATCTTGCATCATCACCACCTGAGGGTCGCCGGCCTTCTGTGCCGTTACCTCAACGCCTTGGGCTGCCTGGAGGATGGCGATCTGCTCGGCCGTGAGCCCCGACAGTTCGGAGTACTCGCACTCCTCCTTGTCGTCCCACCAGTGCTTTACGATTCCGTTTCCGAGAAGCAGGCTGTCATGCGTGGCATCCCACAGCACACGATAGCCGTTGTTGTCCTTCCAGAAGACGTAATTGCAGTAGTCCGTCGCCTGCTTGGCGAACTCCTCATCGTTCGGGCCGTATGGCTCGTATTCCGCCATTCTGTCCGAGGCAGAGAACACGCGAATGATGCCGGGAAGCATCCAGCCGATCGTGTCGGCGACATCGCGAGAGACGACCGACGAGCGATTGTTCGCCGCCGGCGTGTCGGTCATTACGCCGCGATAGTATTCCAAGGCACGCGCGCGCTGGCCCGACAGTTCGGATTCGGTGAACGAGACCGAGCTTTGGATTTCCATAGCGAGGAGGGCTTTGATCTCCTCCTCGTCCATGCGCTCGCCTTTAGCCATCCGCATCGACCTCTTTGACCCGGATGTTGAATGGAGAACCACAGACAACACCAGACGCTCGCGCCATGGCCACGCCAAGATGGACTTGCGCGATAACGGCGGCCATAATCTCGGCCTGTGTTGGCTTGCGCTGCCCGCCTTTAGCCATCAGATTTCAATTCCTCGATGATGGCCTTGAGTTCAACACTGACGGATTTCGCCGCCTCCCATGCGCGGGGCGATTTATCCAAAGCTTCGGGGCCGAATGGGTAGCCGAGCAACCGTTGCAATTCGCGGGAAAAGAGAACGCTCTGCCGCAGCCCTTCAGATGCTGCATCCGCATTCTCTGCGGCTGCTTCCAACCTGGTCAGAAGCTCCGCCATGCCGCTGGTTAGTTGCTGTTGCGCCTTGAGCAGTTGAGCTTCCAGTGCATCCAAGAGCGCATCTCTGTCAGCCATCAAACCACCCAGGAATTGTTAGGCGCCGCATAGGACTGCGTTTGAACGGGAGGCTCGTAGCAGACGCACATAAGGCCGAATGAATCGGCGCCGTGCGATGCCCAATCGTGCTCAGGGCCAAGCCCGATGTTCCGCGTCTCATCGTGCTTTTCGTGATACCAACCCAGCGCGTCGCGGCCGGGCTCGGTTGTGTCTTCGTTGAACCAGATGCTTGGGAAGAGCCTTCTCCCCGCCTCTATGCGCATCTTGGCTGCGCCAGGGCCTTGGTTTGGCACTACAGTCACATCGTAGCCGTGTTGCTCGAACGCGGCCTTGTAGTTCCAGTCGATGATGGACTCATTGTTGTCGCCATCATGCGGCAACCAGATCGCCGAATTGCCAGGCAGATACTTGTTTTCTCTCAGCCATGAGAGATGATGGCCAAGCGGCTGGCCCACGGCCTCGTAATAGTTCAGGACGCGGATTTCGCGGCCGATGAACTGAGCGGCCCAGAATGTGAATGCGTCGGCCTTCTTGCCTGTCCCACCGATGTCGGCGAACAGGCGAATGGTCATTAGCGGGTCAGCACCAACCCTGCCAATGCGCCCCTTCGCTTTCGCCTCGATTAGGTATTTGGCGTAATAGGCGCCAGAGAGGACAGTAGCGTAACCACCTTCCCATATGTGCTCGCATTGGTCTGGACGCTTATCCAGGTCCTCTTCTCGCTCCTCGTGAAGCTCTTGAGGAAACCAGGGATTGTCAGACCAGTTTGCACTTACGACCGTTGACCGCGACGGCGCTCCAGCCGGCCCACGAAAGAAATCATCAACGGCGTCTGTCTTGCGGCGGGGATTCCACGAGAACCACAGTTCCGAACCGCTCTTGCGGATTGTTGGCCGCAGCATCGTCAAGCTACGCTCGCTGAGCGTCTGGGCTTCTTCGACCCAAGCAACATCGAAGCCCTCTAGGGACTTGATGCTTTCGGCGTTGTGGTCCTGCATGCCCTCGAAGATGATCACGCCGCCGCCGGGCGTTACGATCTGTGCTCGCTGACAATCGAAGTGAGCGCCAAGGTTGCTCGCCTTGATCTTGTCCTCAATCAGGCGTTTGGCGGATTCCCCGAGATCCTTTTGGACTTCCCGAATGCAGACAGCTCGGAAGCCAGGTTCGGCGTATGCCCGCTCTACTAGCAGGCCAGCAAAGAAATGCGACTTTCCGGAGCCGCGCCCGCCATATGCTGCTTTGTACCGCTTTGGCTCCAGAAGCGGGGCAAAGACCCTAGCGGTCGGGATTTGCAGGGTCGACAATCAGCCGCTCGATGCGATGCACGATCGGGTTATCTGCATCGCCCATATGCTCGACCGTAGATAGGTCTGGCAGAGCTTTTTTGAGCAATCCGAGGCCGGCGCTTACTTGGCTGGCGCTCATCTCCCTTTTCCCTTCGACGTGTTCGATAAGGGCGTTGAGAATATTGCTGTTTTGGATTTTAACCCGGTGTTCATGCGACATCGTGAAACCGGGCTTTCGCCCACGTTCAGCCATTGGCAGTCCTTTTGAGGGGAGGTTGCCGGATTACCGGAGATGCACTGCGCTCCACATTTGTGTGGAATCGGTCCTCGGCTATGAAAGTCGAGGGGGCTGACCGTAAACGACCAGCGGAGGAGCTTTGCAGGCGGCCGAGTGTCCGGCGCTTAATCCGTAAGCTATGCTGATTGCAGCGAAGCCCGAGTGACCTGCAAACGAAAAAGGGCCGCGCGATTTCTCGGCAGCCCTTGAGACGCATAAGCGTCAACTTATCATTTCCTGCACAGTCGCTGATTTGCGACCACCTGTCAAGTGCCATCATATATCTTGTGGAGAGCGTTGAGCCCAAGCACAAGCCAAGCGCGCATTGCCCCATTGAGCGTGCGCAAATGGTCAATATCCTCGACACACACCGCATTGACCGTGTGCAGCACCTTGCGGCCCGTGTTGATGTCGCCGCAAGCAAGTAGGAGATCACGCAATTTGACCATCTTCGCCCGAGCCTTCGCGGCTCGCTTGCCGCGATCCTCGTCATCGTCGCCAGAGCTGCCCTTCACCGCGAACATGTTCTGGGCTTTGGCGCTTGGGAACGGAACGCCGGTCAGGCCGTAATAGCTCGCCATATCATCGCAAAAGCGATTGCCGGCGTCGTGCTGCACCTTGTTGATCGTGCCGTCCTTGAGCAGGCGCCCGAGCAGATAGCCCCACGCCGGATCGCCAGCTAGGACTTGTGCCGGCGTATCCTTGGTCGAGCGGATGTTGTAATGCCGGATACGACGGTCGATCGCTGGCTGCATGTTCATTTCGATGTTAGCCTCCTTGGAGCGTGAGATTTGTCCTGATGGTGTGCGGGGCGCGTCAATGCGTGGTCGCCCTCGCTTTTGTCGCCGCTTCGCCGCTTTAGTCGCTGCCTTGGTCATGGTGTCTCCGCTGCGAATGAAAAGCGAGGATAGCCATAATCATCCGGTCTCTCGTCCCACCCCTCAATCAGGAGCAGGAACGGTTGCTCATTGATCGAGGCGCGAAATTCTTT